AATCGAACTGCCGCACCTGCGCTCACGCTACGCCGCGGGAGAGTGATTGGCATTGCGCCCGCTGGGACGACGCCATTCCCGTCGAAGCGCAGCGCACTGGCTGCCGCTCGCACGTCCTGCATCCCGATCTGGTACCGTGGAAAATGAATGAGGCCGACAGCGAATGGGAGGCGATCTATCTGATCGACGGCGCCGAAGTACGCAACGGCGAGACCGGCTACAGCAGCGCCGAGATCATCGCAAATCCTTTGCTCTGCTCGACGAATGATCCGTTTGTTGAGCGCGTGCGCCAAGAGTTCGGCGGGGAGATTTCGGGGTGAATCTGAGATCTTACCAACGCGCCGCGATTGACATGCTCTACACCTGGTTCGAGCGTCATGAGGCAGGCAACCCCTGCGTCGTGATGCCGACCGGCTCGGGGAAAAGCATCGTCATTGCCGAGCTTTGCCGGGATGCGCTACAGCAATGGCCCGAGACGCGCGTTTTGATGCTGACGCATCAGAAGGAGTTGATCGAGCAGAATGCGGAGAAACTGCGCACGCTCTGGCCGGATGCGCCGCTTGGCATTTACAGCGCCAGCATCGGACGGCGGCAGCTCGACCAGATCACCTTTGCGGGCATTCAGTCGGTGCGCAGCCGGGCGAAAGATATCGGGCATGTTGACATCGCCATCATCGACGAGTGCCACCTTGTGTCGCACGCCAATGTCGGCAGCTATCGGCGCCTGCTTGATGATCTTCTGGCCATCAACCCCGCCCTGCGCGTGATCGGTCTCACCGCAACGCCGTACCGCCTCGGGCATGGCTTGATTACAGACGCGCCCGCCTTGTTCGACGACCTCATCGAACCGACGGACGTGCGCGAGCTGATAAAGGCGGGCCACCTCGCGCCGCTGAAATCCAAGCACACGGAACTGACGTATGACACCGCTGGCATTCACAAACGCGGCGGCGACTTTATCGAGTCGGAGCTTTCGGAGCGCGTGAATACCACGGCGCAGAATGTCAGTGTCGTCGAGGAGATCATCCTTCGCGGGCGTGATCGTAAGACGTGGCTTATCTTCTGCGCAGGCGTCGATCACGCCTACGCTGTAGCCGAACAGATACGCGCTTGCGGTATCAGTTGCGATACGGTCACTGGCCAGACGGCAAAAGCAGACCGCGAGCGAATGCTTGAGGATTTCAAGTCGGGACGCTTGCGAGCGCTCACCAACGCGAACTGTCTCACGACCGGCGTTGACGTACCCGGTATTGATCTTGTAGCCATGCTGCGCCCGACAGCTTCGCCTGGGCTTTACGTTCAGATGGCGGGTCGCGGCTTGCGCATTGCGGATGGCAAGGCCGACTGCCTCATTCTCGACTTCGCCGGCGTCGTTGCCACGCACGGCCCGCTGACAGACGTGCAGATGCCGCAGCCTGGCAAGCCGACGGGCGAGGCGCCAGTGAAGGCGTGTCCTGATTGCGACGAGCTAATCCATCTGTCCTGCATGGTCTGCCCTGAGTGTGGCTATGAGTTTCCCAGGCGAGACAAAGCCGCTGGGCTCAAGCTCCACGCCGATGACATTCTCGGCACGTCCGAGCGGCGTATGGATGTCGCGCGTTGGAACTGGTGCAGACACGTCTCGCGGGCATCGGGAATTGCCATGCTGCGCGTCAACTACTATGCGCGCGCGATATCGGACGACCCCGTGACGGAGTATTACCCCGTCATGCACGACGGCTATGCCGGGCGCAAAGCTCGGGAGGAGCTGGCTCGTATTCTCTGGCAGACGAAGCCCGAAGCGCTGCACCTCGACAAATTCGACCTTGACGTTATCAGTCGGGCGCTGAATGATGCGCGCCCGCCTAAAATTCTGTTCTACAAGCGCGATGGGAAGTTTAATAGAGTACACCGGAGGCATTGGTGAAGTTTGATATATTGCACGATCTGGTTGTTGACTGGGCGACCCAACGCCGCATCATTCCAAACTCGACGCCGCTCGCCCAGGCGAGCAAGACGATCGAGGAGGTCGCCGAGCTGGTATCGGCCATTAATCGCCAGAGCCGCGCCGAGATGGCGGACGCTTACGGCGACATCCTCGTGACGCTTATCATTGGCTCGAAGTGCGCGGGGTTCGACTTGCTGGAGTGCCTGAGCAATGCCTACGACGAAATCAAGGATCGCACGGGCCACCTTCGACCTGACGGAGTGTTCGTTAAAGATGCGCCATAAGGAGCCCGAGTTCGTCGTGCGATACCGCGAGCGCCCAAAACCTCCCCGTTGCTGCCATACTTGCGAGCATTATCTCGAGGATGGCTCATGCGCCGAGTTCGATTCAAAACCGCCCGAGGATTTCGCAGCGACGGTAGACGCTTGCCCGTCGTGGCGCCAGCAGATCCCGTTCTGAAGGTTAAATCTGAACACCTAGAACAAGCCGAGTTCGTCTCCTGGTTCCGGAAGACTTTCCCCGAAGTCCGCATATTCGCCATTCCCAATGGTGAGTCCCGATCCATCTCCGCCGCCTCGCGCCTGAAGGTTGAAGGCGTGAGCGCCGGCGTCCCCGACCTCTTTATCCCCGAATGGCTTCTTTGGATCGAGATGAAGCGCTCTCAAGGCGGACGCGTTTCGCGTGAGCAAAAGTCATGGATCGACTATTTAAATATTATTGGACATTGTGCGATAGTGTGTGCAGGGTGCAATGACGCACGCGAAAAAGTGATGAAATTCATTGAAAAAGGACAAATATCTTAGCTTCCGCATCCCTGCGAATGTCGAGGAGCAGTTAAAGCGACACGCTGAAGAGCAGACGCGGACGGTTGCGGGACAGATCCTTCACTACATCATTCGGGGAATGAAAGATGACGATAAAGCAGCGGATTAACCGTCAGCGCCTGCGCACCGTTAAGCGCCTGGCATTTGAGTACATCGCCTTAGCCGCGGTCGGTCTCGTTCTTGGCTTGATTTTTTGGGAGGGGCTGAATCGCCAATGGGACCTGCAAGACGCGCAAAACCAGCGGTGGGCACAGGAGGCGCAGCGATGAACGAGCGCTGGTGGATCGTGCTTACTGACGACGGCTACAAGATCACCAACCATCCGCTGCGGGCAACCGACCCCGTGCGGGGTCCGTTTCCGACGTATGACGCGGCGGTTGAGTACCGCGACTGGTGGGAGCGCAAGCAGATGTCGCGTGAACGCACGGCGGCTTACATCGTGATTCTTTGGATTGGTTTTGCGTTGATGGTATGCGCCGCTGCTGCGGCGGAGATGGTCAAGGGGATATTTCAGTGAAAAAAGAACCGATTTTTTGGGAGGCGGCGATGGCGAATGCGCGGGCAAAGACTCGCTTGATTCACAACCGCAAGTTTCCGGGCGTCGACCGCCTGATTGCGATGCTTGAGACCATGAACTCGGATGAGATCGCGCGGGAACTGAAGGTCACGCGCCATACGGTGACGAATTGGGTGCGCCGTCACGACTTGCAGCACAAAGCCCTGCGCATTCGATTCGTGCGCGAGATGGAGCGGGAGCTGCGCGCCGAACGTCGGCGCATTGCCGAGCTTGAACACGCCGGAAAGATTGAAGGCGGCATCGCGGCTCTGCACGCTCGCACGAAAATGAGTAAGGCTGAAGGCATTAACGGTTGGAGATGGACAAGACCATGGAACGCCGAAACTACTTCTGCAAACTGAGCGCCGACGACGTGCGCTTGATCCGCCAGCTTCATCCGGACCTCAGTTACAGGGTGTTGGCGCGGAAATTTGACGTGAGTAAAAGAGCAATCGAGTCTGCTGTGACTCGGCAGTCATGGAGGCATGTGGAATGAAGTGCTATTGCTGTCAAAGCGATTTGATTTGGGGCGGCGATGAGGATGCGACAGATGACGAGACAGATGACATCGTGACAAATTTGTCGTGCCCCGAGTGTGGTGCTTTTGTCTTGGTGTACTGGGGGCAGAAGGAGAAAGAATAAAATGCAAAACGTAACGATTAATGGTGTTGAGTATGCTCCCGTTTCTTCCCGTCTGCCGACAGGCACTCGTGCTGTGGTCGTCGTAGATCGTGGATGGATCTTTGCTGGAGACGTGACTAGGGAAA